GTCCATCGTACTATGCATTCTCGGTTCTAACTGATCGAGGATTGTATAGATACTATGCAACCTTTATTGAAAATGTGAAGAGCATCGATAAAATCAGTCACGTTCTGTGCGCGCCTGATGGAGTTATACATATTCTTCCAGCTGATGCTTGGGGAATTGGTTGCTTTCCAAGTCAAATGACTCTCAAAGAGTATATTATGAAGGAGATTGAGAATGGCACTGACTGCGCTTAGAGGAAAAAGAATTGTTAAGCCAAAAAAGGCTAGAGCTGGATCTAGAAGCTATGATGAAAAGTATCTAGGAACTGAACCAATGCCCACGGGAGATCCTGAAAAGGATATTCTCGAAATGAAGAGAGCTGGGAATTGGTACAACTACATGTACAATTCTAAGGAGGGCGTGACTAAGTTTGTCTATCCATTCTTTGCTAAGGATAAGGCAACCCTCAAGCTTTTGAAGGCACTCCCTGAATGGAGGATTGGTATTACCTTTGCTGGTCTATGTCGTCTTAAGACTAATGGGTTTACCCTCAGGGAATCTAGTCAGGAATGGTTCGACAATCGTCTAAAGGAGATCAAAGCAGAAGGTGCTGCGGCTCTTAAAGAAAAAAGTAAGGAACAGGTTGTTGAATCTCGTAAGCCAGTCGTGACCATTCAGGATCGTACTAAGGCTATTATTGATGATCACATTTCTGAACTTGAAGGAGTGCTTGACGAGTACTACCTTTCAAACTACAAAATGGAATTCAGTTGCTATGATTGGCTAACCAAGAATTCTGTTAAGCCAGGTAATGTTGGTCCTATCATTCAATGGTATACACCAGTGCTTGAAGAGATCCGTGAACTGAATGAAGGTAAGGATGAACAACTCAATGAGGGTTATAGCAATCTTACTAAGAAACAGCAAAAGGATTACCTTAAGTGGCTAGAGACTCTAGTGTCTGATCTTAAGCGCTATGCTGATAATACTAAGAAGGTTCGCAAGGCTCGGGTTAAGAAGCCACCTTCAATCGAGAAGCAGATCAAAAGCCTTAAGTACCTAGATAAGTCCGATGAATATAAGTTGGCATCCATCAACCCAGCTGATATCATCGGTGCACAGGCACTATGGGTATTTGATACTTCTAATAGAGAATTGGCTGTGTATCGAGCAATCACACCAGGTCCTGGTCTCGTCATTAAAGGAACTACCATCACTGAATGGAGTGAAGGTGCATCCACCAAAAAGAAACTACGTAAACCAGATGAGACTCTACAAGAGCTTCTCAAAGCTGGTAAGCGTCAACTTCCTAAGTTCATGGATGAACTAACCACTCGTGGAAGTAGGCCGAAAGATCGGATAAATAAGAATATGATACTACTACGGATCGAATCATGACGGCAACTGCAGCTAACAACGTCATCGAGTTTCCTTTGGATCGGGCGGGAGCAGTTCCGCCCCGTCCTCCGGAAGACATGATGAAGGATATGGCTGATCGTAGGCGTGCGTTTGTAGACAAGATCGTTGAGGATATTGGCAATGAGGTATATGCAAAGATCTTATTTCATGGCTTCCCTGCCAAGACTCAACCATTCATAGCTAGATATTCTTATGTTCTGGAATCTCTAAGGTCATGTCTATATTGGACTATTGAAGAGGAACATCCTTTCTCTCATCATATCCAAGACATTATCAACCAGTTCCATGAAGACATTAGTGATCTATTCGAAGAAGAAGATAACCCTGATCCTACAGGTTAGCTGTTTACAATGATTTGATTCTATGATAGAATAATATCTATTGTGGAATAGAGTGAAGAAAAATGATACTAGTTGATCTTAATCAGGTTATGATTAGCAACCTTATGGTTACTATCAATAGCCGTTATTTCGATGGCGATCTTAATGAAGATCTTATTCGCCATCAAGTTCTTAATACAATCCGTTTCTACAGGACTAAGTTTTCTGATAAGTATGGAGAACTAGTTATCTGTTGTGACGATCGTCATTATTGGCGCAGGGATGTATTTCCTTACTATAAAGCTGGTCGTAGAAAAGACAGAGAAGCTTCTGATCTAGATTGGCATATGATCTTTGAAGTCCTTAAATCTATTAAGGATGAAATCAAAGACATATTTCCTTATAAGGTTATCCAGGTACATGGTGCTGAAGCTGATGATGTGATTGGTACCTTATGTCATCAGTATGGACATCTAGGTATCAATGGTAATAACCCAGAACCAATTCTGGTACTCTCATCTGATAAAGACTTCGTACAACTACAGAAGTATGCAAATGTAGATCAATATAGTCCAATTCAAAAGAAGTTCGTAAGGTGCAGTAATCCTGCTAGATATATCCATGAGCATATTATCAAAGGTGATCGTGGAGATGGTGTACCTAACTTCTTATCTGATGATGATACCTTTGTTGCCAGTAAAAGACAAAAACCGATCTCATCAAAAAAGATCGATAATTGGAATGGTATGAATCCATCTGAGTTTTGCGATGAACGTATGCTTAGGAACTACAAGCGCAATCAACAGCTTGTTGACTTGGATTTTATTCCAAAGGAACTACAACAAAATATTCTAGATGAATATGAAAACTATGATGTGAATGACAGAAGCAAACTGTTTAATTATTTCATTGCAAAGAAGTTACGTAATTTAATGGATTCAATACAGGAGTTCTAAATGCAGAAATCGATTTCAGAAATCTTAGAGGAAGCGTCTAAGATTGATAAGCGATATGGAAGACTCAAGCATCTCCAAGAGAATAGCTCAGCCGCTCTAAAGGCAGTACTTGGATTTTGTTTTGACCCAAAGATCAAATGGCTATTGCCTGAAGGAGCTCCTCCGTACAAGGCAGCTGATACAGGTGAAGACCTACAGGGCGTACTCTATTCTGAGTATCGTAGGATGTGGATCTTTGTTGAGTCGGTAGAATACAAGGATCTTAGACAAATGAAAAGAGAGCAATTGTTTTCTCAATTCCTTGAAGGTCTAGATCCGGATGATGCTAAGCTTATCATTTCAATTAAGGATGGGAAGATGCCGTATAAGGGTATCACTAAGCCTTTAGTTGCAGAAGCCTTTCCTAACCTTGCAAAGGATTGGGATCCAGCATGAGTAAGGCTTTTATCATTGGCAATGGAACGTCTAGGAAAGATTTTGATCTAACCAAGATTACCAACGCACATGGTATAACTATTGGATGTAATGCTGTTCATCGTGATCGTAGAACTTGGCCTGATTATCTAGTAGCTATTGATGATGGTATTATTACAGAGATTGAAGGCTCTGAGTTTCCAGCTATCCGATGCTTGTTTCCGCCTGAAGACGAAAGGTGGGAACCAGCAGACTGTAATCCAGCACGGCCTAGATCAAATGCTGGAGTTAATGCTATGCTTGAAGCAATTAAGATGGGTTGCACCGATCTATGGTGTCTTGGTTTTGATTTCTTAATGGTTGGAACCGAAGGCTTGGATAATATGTTCAAGGGTACTAATAATTATGGACCTGAGACAGCTACATCTTATGCTGATAGTATTCGAAGAGTAAAGTACTTAGAATACATTGCACGAAAGAATCCTGATGTAAACTTTTATTTTGTATTTAAGTCAGGCTATCAGTATAAGGTTGTTAATCAACCAAATATTCGTGGATGTTTCTATGAAGATTTTGAGAAGTGGTTAGATAGTAATGCCTCACATAACAACAACTGAAATTAAAGCAAGATATGGAGTAGGAGCTCCATACCTAGAACAATGGTCTGCTATTACATGGTATGATGATGCCTTTACCGATGAAGAGTGCGATAAAGTTCTAGAACTATATAAAGATATTGAACGTAGAACTGCTGTTGTCGGTAAACAAGATGAAGCTGAAGTCAATGAATCAATGAGGAAGTCTGACGTAAGTTGGATATATCCTAATCCAGATAATTTCTGGATGTATGATCTTATTGGCCACTATGCTCAAGAGGCAAACACATATCGTTGGCGTATGGACATTGGTGGATTCCAAGAGCCTTTACAGTTTTCTCATTACGGTCCTAATGGTGGTCACTATGGCTGGCATTTGGATATTGGCCAGATGAAACCTTCCCTTAGGAAGCTATCATTCTCCTTGATTTTACAGAATGCAGATAAAGGTGGAGAGTTAGCGTTTTTGACTAGTGAAAATGAAACTAGGCTTAATCTAAAACGTGGTACTATTGTATTCTTCCCATCTTATATTCTGCATAAAGTTTATCCAGTAACAGCTGGTGATAGGTTTAGTATTGTGGGATGGCTAGGTGGTGAACACTATCGATGAATATATTTGTAGTAGATAATGATCCAAAGATTGCAGCGCAATCTCTATGTGACAAACACATTGTGAAGATGGTTACTGAATCAGCACAAATGCTGTCAACTGTTCATAGGTTACTTGATGGTATTGAATATAAGAAGCCATCAAAGTCAGGTAAGCGTCTAATCAAAGCATGGAAACTGAATGACCATAGAGAATCATTACTCATGGGTGCAGTGCATATGCATCATCCATGTACAGTATGGTCTATGGAATCTTCAGGTAATTATGTTTGGCATTATCTACATTATGTGGCTCTAGCTGAAGAATATACATATCGTTATGGAAAGGAACATGGATCATTTGTTAATGGTGAAAAGTTTCCAAAGATTGGAAATACTTTAGCAACACCACCAAAGAATATGCCAAACGGTCCACGTACTGATTTTGCAATTGCAATGTCTAAATATCCAGAATGTATAATCAAAGAGGATCCTATTACTTCTTATAGGAATTACTATCATGTTGCAAAAAAAGACTTTGCAGTATGGACTCGAAGGGAAGCTCCAGAATGGTACTCTATATAAATAAATTTGATGGAAGCAATCATGCCAACATATACATTTGAGAATACAAAAACTGGCGAGGTGTGGGATGACCTAATGTCCTACTCCGAAAAAGTCAGTTTTCTTGAAGAACACCCGCATATTAAATCCATCATCACTCAAGTCAACATTGTTACCGGCGAGAAGATGCAATTCAAAAACTCTTCTGGTTGGAACACTCACCTAGATCGTATTGCCGCTGCAAATCCTAACTCTGCTCTTGCAGAAGAGCGTGGAGGAAAAGACGTGCGCACCGTCAAGACTAGACAAGCTGTAGAGAAATGGAGGAAGAAGCGAGCGGCCGATCCAAACAAGTAAGGAAAGCTCCATGTCGAGAGGTTATAGCGCCGAACAATTTTTTGAAGAAGAACACTTAGATTATAACCTACCTCACAATATTTTCAAAGACAGAGTTAAAGGAAAAAAGAAGCAGAAACCAAATCTATCGCTCAAGATTAAAGATATAGAACCAAGAACTAATACTCAACAACTAGTTTTTGACTCCTATTATTCTGGTCAAAACATGCTGCTTCATGGAATGGCAGGTACTGGCAAAACCTTCGTATCCACTTATCTTGCTCTTAATGATATTCTCTCCAAACAAACCGATAAAGAAAAGCTAGTCATTCTTAGATCGGTAGTACCAACTAGGGACATGGGATTCCTCCCCGGAAATCAAGCAGAAAAACAAAAGGTTTATGAAGCTCCATATAGCGCTATATGTTCAGAGCTTTTTGGTAGAGGAGACGCTTACCAGATCTTGAAGTCAAGAGATCTGATAGAGTTTACCTCTACTTCTTTTATCAGGGGCATAACAATTAACAATGCAATTGTCATAGTTGATGAATGCCAAAACATGACATTCCATGAATTGGATTCAGTCATTACTAGGATGGGAGAAAATGTTCAGCTCATTTTCTCTGGAGACTTTAGACAAAGCGACTTTAAGTGGAAAGACGAAAGAGATGGAATTCTTAATTTCATCAAGATCATAAACAATATGGACTTCTTTGATTCAATAGAGTTCTATGCTAACGATATCGTAAGAAGCCCAATGGTCAAACAATATATAATTGAAAGAGCCAATCACGGACTAATGTAACATGAAATTTTATTATGCTCCCCGCGGGGATTTCGATTTAGACTTTGCTAGAGATATTTGCACTCCTTGTAGGAATAATAATCCACCTTGGTATAAGGACATGGGTTTCTTCCTACAAGGAGCTAAGTCTGTAAAAGATTATTGGTCTAAACTAAGTCAACCAAATAAGTTACAAGCTGAAGCATTCACAACAATTAAAGCATGCCCAGGCTTTAGAGATTTATTTGCAAACAGTTTTATTATCAAGTTTCCTTGTGACCTTCTCTTAGAGACCAAAGAGGATGGAGGTTTCACTTGGAAGATTCCAAGCTCTGATGAAATTCTAAAAATTATGAATCACAATTCAGAGCAGATGGTCAGTCCAGTTACTGATAAATACTTAGTATTCAAGTTTGAATTACCTTACCTCATGGCTGGTAAAGGTAACACTCTTGTTTTCATGGATCCAATTTACTGGAAAGAACAACCATATAAGGTAGTACCTGGTGTGGTTAAACTCCATGATGTCAATAGAGGTTTAGGCTTTAGTGTGCTAATCTTTATTGAGAAAAAAGATTCGGTGTATCACTTCAAAAAGGGCGAACCAATGGCATTGTTGTATATGCCAGAAAAGACTCAAATGGTTCAGAAAAAACTTAGGACTTTTGTCAAAAAAGAGTTCATTTTAGAATATGGAAAAAAATAATGTTCATGCATTTACAAGGCTATGACTCAATTAAGCTTAACGTGATTGAAGGTGTTGATGGAGGTCCAAGACTTTATGAAACGCCGGATGGTTATCAATATCCATCTATCACTTCAGTACTTTCTATTCTAAGCGAAGATTCAATTCGCAAATGGAAGGAAAGAGTTGGAGAAGAAGAGGCAGCCAAGATTGGTCGTAAGGCTGCTACTCGTGGAACAAAGATTCATAATATGTGCGAAGCATATATTAACAATGATAGATATGAGTCAACGGATATTACACCTCTTGATACTGAAATGTTTGGACAGCTTAAGTCAGTCTTAGATGCTTATGTTACAGATGTGTTTGCACAAGAAACTACTCTCTATTCTGATGAGTTACAAACAGCAGGAAGATGCGATTTAGTTGCTAAGTTCCTTGGCACTCCTGCAATTATTGATTTCAAGACAAGCTCAAAAGAAAAGAAAGAGCAATGGATTCAAAGTTATTTTCAACAGACAACTGGCTATTCTCTCATGTTTGAAGAGATGTATAATCAAAAGATTGATAAAGTGGTAGTCATTATTGCAGTAGAAGAAACAGGTAAACCACAAGTGTTTGTTCGAAAGAAAGATAAATATATTGAAGCATTGAAAAACACTAGACAATTATATAGAGATAAGTACAATAGATAATGGCACTAAAGTATGTAATTCCACCAAGCTCAATCTATCGCGACGATTATCATCCACTCATAGATTACTTTACTGGCAGATTTTTAGATAGATCTAAACAGGCAAAGCTTGGATTCCAGTATCACGTAAGAGATCCATTGCCAACTAGTATGCCAGCTAATCCTGGCGACTTTGATTTTTGTATGGATGAAAGAGCTAAACAAATTGAGTTAGCTCAAAAAGAAGCGGGTAAGCCTCTTGCTCTTTTATGGTCTGGTGGCTGGGATTCCACTTCAATTGCTGTTGCTCTAATGAAAGCCGGTTTGAAGTTTAAAGTTATCTATACTGAATCTTCAATGATGGAGAATCCTAATTTCTATAAGGATATCTTGTTAAATAATTCTTCCATAGAAATGGAACAAGTAAAGCATCCGCTAAGATGGCTTCATTTTGATGGACCAGACTATGTGATTGTCACTGGCGAATGCGGTGCTCAAATGATGGGTACCATCTCATTCAGAAAAATCTTAGTAGGCATGAATAAGTCATTTCATAATATTAGTGAAGGTGTAGATGAATCCTTTACTGAGTTTATGTCAAACCCAGAGCCTTTATATAAGTGGCCAGATTATTATAAGAATCCAGTCAAACATGTTTTAGATTATTATCCTGGCACGCTTAAAACTAATTATGATGCTATGTGGTGGGTTACCTTTGTCTTTAAGTGGCAGGTAGTTCAGTATAGAATGGAACTATTTTCTGGTAAGATCCAGCCAGATATGCATCATTACTTTTTATGTCCATTGTTTGAAGCATGGTCTATGAATAATGATGCTACAGTTAAATGCCCAGAATATAAATGGGAAAACTATAAGCTTCCAATGAAAGATTATATATTTAAGTTTCAAGGAAACGAAGATGTTTATGAACTTCAAAAATATGCTTCAATGCAGTTGGCTCAACCGGAAATTCGATACGGAGTATATCAAAACAGATATATTTACTTGGATGAAAATAATCAATTTCAGTTAGGACATTAGTGTATGACAACAGTAGTACCCAATTGCGTTTTTCTCTCTCATGGGACAATCCCATGTTCAGATCTCCAGCATACAATTAAATTTCTTACCGAGCTTTTTGGTTTTGAACATGTTCAAACAAGCGATAATTCAGCTTCGTTTAGAATGGGTGGAAACTTTTGTTTTAGCGCAATTGAGAATTATGATGAACCACAGGATCTAAATGCTGATAAAGTGAACCATCATTTTGGTATTGATATGGCTAATGAAGAAGATATTCAAAAGGCCTATGATATATTGTCTCAACCAGAGATTCTAAAAGAATATAAGATTCAAAAAATTACAGCACCAACACATGGTCATGGAACTTACTTCATTTATGTTGTAGACCAAGATAGTGTATATTGGGAATTGCTGGTTAATCCACCTGAAGGTTATATGTATAGATTCTTAGACAAAGATACAAATACAGATAATCGTAAATGGAAGAATCAAGAAAATATGAGAATGGAAAAACAGAAGAAGTGGAAAGATGAAATACCTACTTCCAAGGGTGACAACTAAATTATGGTTTAAGGCTTTCAATTTACTTAAATCACAATTAGAAGAAGAACGGAAAGTAGAGCCATATCCGAAAAGGTATGGCTTTCTTCCTATGATCTTCAAGCATCAACTAGAATATTTTGAAGAGAATATGAAGCCAGGATCTAATAAGTATCCTCATGGCTTCTGTGATGCTTATGGTGAAGTTACAACTGGACTTAGAATCTATAATCATCTACAAACACCAGAGCTTAAGGACTGGGAGATTACATACACCTTTGCCGAGTCTATGCACGACAGAGCACTTCAGCTTAAAACACTAAGTGATGAGACTCAGCAGAAACTAGTACTATTGTGGTCTGGTGGATTAGACTCATCTGGAGCTTTAATAGCTTTGAATGAAGTTTGTGATCCAGAGCAACTTAAGATCACTCTTACTGAATCATCAATTGAAGAGAATCCAAACGCGTATCGCAATATCATTGAGAATAGAATTGAGCATACAGTAAATAGAACTAGAACTCTTACTGATGATATTCAATATGACAAAGATATAACCATTGCTTGTAATGAAGCAGATGGTTTGATGGGAAGTGTTGGATTGAATGGACCGCCTTGGCAAAAACCAGCTCCTTGGTGGTGGGATATGGTTAAAGAAGATGGTTGGCTATACAAGGAAGAAAATCGACTACTATTCAGGAAGATTCATTTTCAGTTTGTAAGATATAGACAACATTATAGTACTCTTAAGTTATTAGGAACAACAAAAGGAAATACAATACCTCTTCATCATATCCAGCCTTTTTACGGACTTGGCGAAAAGATTCAAAAGTACTTTATCTCTAAATCTTTTAATCTTGACTTAGATTACTATCTACCAGTAAATAACTATGAACTATATACTAAATCAAAAATGCCATTGAGACATTATATACATGAAATGACTGGAGATAATTGGGCTTACACTAAAGAAAAGATTAACTCATTTGTCCTTGGTCAATTTGATAGTCAAAGCGCTCATCCAGATGAACGACTTACTCTTCAAAGAGAAGAAAGAGTATTAGGGTTGACAAAAGATGGACAGGTCATTTCACCAGACAATATTATAGAGTTTGATTTAGAACCATATATAGATTATGAGGGTATGAAACCCCATCAAGAAAAGCATGTTGCAGAATTCTTGAGTAACCGGAGTAAAACATAATGCTTACGTTTAATGGAATAGGCGAGTTTGATCGATTCAATACTATGTACCCATCCAAAGTTGAAAGCATTAGCGATGGAATTAAAACAACAATCCCTTATAGTACGGTGTATGGCTATTGTGCAAAAGGAGAAATTGAGCTACCAAATCTTTGGATGGTAAAAGAAGGCGAGTATTTCTCTTACTCATCTGTTGAAGAAGAATCAATTTATGTTTCTGATTATGGCAAAGCAATCTTCTTTACTAGGCTTGGTCATATGCATCAAAATAATCTAGGTGGTCCAATTGAATCATCAGGACGACTATGTTATATTGATGGATGCAGCGATAGTCTTTTAATCTATCCAAGTAGAGCTGGAGATCCAAGCTTAAATCTTCTACATTTTCCAGAAAATATCAATCAAACTCTTCACATTCATCCAAGTGTTAGACTTGGATATATTGCAAAAGGATCCGGAATTTGTTGGACTACAGATAATATCTATAATCTTGAAGAGGGAATGATTTTTTGTATTGAAGAACGTGAACTCCATAGATTTACTACATCGGATTCTGAAATGAAGGTTATTGCATATCATCCAGATGGAGACTGGGGTCCAACTGATCAAAATCATACAATGCTTAATAGGACTTATACAATCAAATGAGGAAATCTATCTCAGGCTCTGGAGTACCAGACGCACCAGGCGAACCAATCTTTCTAATTAAAGATGATCGCAATGATGGAATTATCAGAACAACAATGTTACCTGAAGCAGCTCATGCTGTACTTTTAAGATATTCATACTTGTCACTTAGAACTACAATGCCATATTTTCGTGGATCTATTTTTGGACAAGGAACTGAGTTGTCTCTAAATAATATGACTCAAGGCTGGATATGGAAAGATAAAGAGCCAAAAGGACATCCTATAGTTCCTATGCCTCCAGATTTATTTAACTATGATTGGCAAAACTTTAGAACTAAAGTCTTTGAAGAAGTCTCTCAATACGAGCATTTGTTTCAAACATTAACTATGGGATCTGAAATTTGGACTTCAACTACTTTAAGCATGATCAATAGATTTCCAGATGTTGTAGTTCGAGAATTAAATGCATGTGACCCAGATAATAATCAATATTCTGAAAACTTTAAGATCTATGCGTCATATCAATCATGCGATATTAAAACAGCATATGATGAATTAGCAAGGGATATAGATTTTGACAATAAAATAAAAATGAAAACACTTGGTATTTGGAATCAAATTGTAGAGAAATCTTTAGATTGTGAAAAAGAACAAGACTGGATAGATTTGAGAGTATATCTAAGGTTGATGTTATTTAATGGTGGAGGAACTAATTCTTCCACTAGGTGGAGTAACTTTCAATGAGTGAGCTCTTTCTTATAACGTCTGATTCTAAAATTTATACTGATGACCTGCATAATCCACCATCATTTGATGTTGCAGCTTATTTGAGTATTAACAAATTAGTTGGTAGATTAACTTGCCAAAACATTTGTGATAGAACAGGATATGTTAATACACCATATAAGTTCAAACGGTTTATTCCAATACCCGCATTACCAAGTGAGACTAATGCTCTTTCATTTTCAGATTTATGCGATGATAGAGCTCATGAACTTATAAAATATAGTAATGATATTGGTAAACCATTATTGGTTATGTGGAGTGGCGGAATTGATAGCACTACTCTTCTTACTGCTCTTATTAAGACTAAAAGTCTTGATAATATTATAGTAGGAATGTCAGTCCATTCAATTAGAGAAAACCCGAACTTTTATTATAAACATATTCGTGGTAAGATTAAAACTATTCCTTCTAACATTGCTTTATCTAAAATTAAAAATGATATGATATTAGTAGCGGGTGAAGGTGCTGATCAACTATTTGGAACTGATATCTACAAAAAAATAAATGTGAACATTGGTCTTGGTGTTATGACTGAACCATACTCAAAAACCAATATTGTTAGCTTTCTTAGATCAGTTAATATGACTGATGCAGAAGCTGATAAATGGTTTTTCATATTGGATGACCAAATCAAACATACTCAACTATGTGAGATTAAAACATTCAAAGACTTTTGGTGGTGGTACAATTTTTGCTATAAGTGGCAATTTGTATTTTTTAGAACTCTTATTATGGCAGATCAAATTGGGCGTGAATATATTACAAAGGATTGGATCAATACTAACTTCAAACAGTTCTTTATGACTAATGCATTTCAAAGATGGTCTATGCTAAATCCAAATCTTAAAAGAGTAGATACGTGGACCTCATATAAAATAGAAGCTAAGAAGTATATATTTGAGTTTGATAAGAATCAAGACTATTTTGATAACAAAGTAAAAATGTCTAGTATGATCAACCTAATTAGAAGTACTCATTCTATGATTGGTGGTATGGATTCGAATTATGAAATGCTTCCACCAAGTTTTGATTTAACGCCATATAGGCAGATGGAGAATTCATTTGTATAAAGATCCTTTTTTCGATGAAAGGATAGAGTTTTATCCAATGTCGCATATTAAGTCTACTGATTCCTTATTTAATTTTATTGAAGAGGATGAACTAGAAATCTATATGCCACAGGTTTTCATTGGTGCATTTCTTTTATGTTTATCTCCGGTTAATAGAGTAAGACACAATAAGTTTAAGAACATCGAATTCAATTATATTCCAGTACCTGAATATAAGCCAAACACTCCTAACTTTGCAGACACAGTAAGAAGTGTTGCTGAAAATATGTGGAAGGACAATGAGAAGATTACTGTCTCTTGGTCTGGTGGAATTGATTCAACTACAGCTCTTTGTGCTCTTATTGAAACTTGTGATAATTGGAAAGATCGCCTTAGAGTAATCTATACTGACACCAGTGTTTTAGAATATTCAGAGTTTCATGAAAAGTTTGTAACACAAGTCAAAGATAATATTTTGTGCAGTGAACATGATTTATTTACTAAGCATATACCTAATGCTTTAAATGATAGTCTTGTAACAAGTGGAGAATGTGGAGATCAAATTTTTGGTAGTATGATTCTAGCTAGTAATCCAGAAAGTATGATTCAACCATATCAATCAATTTTGAATTGGGATCACCTATTAGGTCCAGATGCAAACTTACATAGATCATCTCCTGTAAATAATGTCGGTAAAGTCTATAAAGACTTAATGTTCAATTATATTGATGAGCAATTATCATATTGTCCATTTGAAGTAAAGAGTGTCTTTGATTTTTATTGGTGGCTTAACTATACACTTAAGTGGAATCTATGCGTGTATAGAGTGATTGGTAAAGTTCCAGTAGGAGATGAGTTTAAGATCAAAAATTGGTATCCATTCTATAATGCTCCTGAATTACACCAATGGTCTATTTCTCATCATGAAGAGAAAGTTAAAGTTGGTGGTAATTGGAAGACCTATAAGCAGCCGGCTAAAGACTATATTTTTACAATTGCTGGAGATGAAGATTATAGAGATAATAAAGTTAAGACCGCGTCTCTTTCAGAAGAGAGTAGAAAACTAAGTGGATCAATATCGTTCATAAATGAGTCTGGAAAAATTAGACCTTGGGTTGAACAAGAATATGTTGAGAAACTTATAGACATTAAACGCGTTCCATATGGTTCTGATGAAGTACCTCCATACTTCAATGAAGTATATACACGTATGAAACCCTTCTACGATTTCTTATATTTTTATAAATAGATCAGATACATTATGTGTAGGTCTGATTAACGGAGGGCAAAATGTCGTCATCAATTATTTTTTACACAAACGAATTTTTAGATAAGTTAGAAGAAACAGCAGCAGCTATCTCATCTAATACTGCAGGAATTGCTGCTGAAATTGCTAATCTTAAGACAAAGGCAGATGAATATCGTATGCATTCTGCTATCGATAGAAATGGCTCTGAATATTTTGACTTTCAGGTGCGGACGCTTAAGCCATTAGGAGCTGAATCTCCACATACTGCTAGATCAATTGCTAATATTATGAACATTAGAGCAAGAGCACTAGCTGCAAAAAACAAGAATATTGCTGTTTTTATGAGCCGGCCAAGCCTTGATCAGTTTGCCGCACTGGCTTCTTTTATAAAAGCTTTAGATGATTATAGGACTTTAGATCCTATTGCTACTGGTGGTACTGGTTCTAGATTAAATAAGCTTACTGTATATCATCACCCAAGTATCTTTAATGTTTCAACAGTTTCAAATACTAACTATGCTACATTTTTAAGTTGGTGGGCTGATGAACATAAAGCAACTGTACCAGATGGCTTTGTGAATACTGATATTATTGCAGGTATTTTCAAGAGACTTAAAAATAGAGTTAACTTCCAACCATTCCACTTTGGAAGAAGACTACCAAAGGGTGGTCTAGGTTCTAGACTTTCTATTCCAGATGAAATGCTAGATGGTAATACTCTTATCATTGGACTAAAATGTCCTCTCCTTAAATATCAAGGAGACGCTAATGGCTGGCATGAGTGGATGAGATACGCTGAAATAGATATGCGTTTCACGCAAATTAGACATACAGCTAGAGATGTTGTTGTTGATCCACTTGAGAATATTGAAAACTTCTATTCAGTAGACATGGAAGAAAAGATTGTTGAGCTCTGTGGCGGTGGTGAGTATCCATATGATGCTATTGTCGAAGGTCTCAAAGAAGCAGTTGTATATGGACTAGAAAATACTAGAGTAGCAGATAGTGAGTCTTATATTTCAAATACACACATTGGAACTGATGGTCTAAAGAAAGATAAGTATCCTCATCGTATGGCTAACACCTATGTACAAAACTGGGAAGTTGGTGGAACCATTACATATAGTAGTGGGTTTAGCATGAACATGGATACTATGCTGACTCATAGCACTCCAGCAAATACTAACTTCTATGCTTTATGCGCCAATGGTTCAGTTATTAGAGAATCTAATATTGCTGACTTTGATCTTCAAGAATTCATAATCAAGACATAAAAATGAGGGGCTAACCATTGGCCCCTCGCGAGTCTATTAGGCGACTAACCCAAATGAAGTAGAGCAGCTAAATATAGTGGCTGTTACGGTACTTATTTATATACTTTGAAATTAGTATTTGCTAGTTCTCTATTTTTGAGATGCTGTTCTGCAATAGATTCTTTAGATTGTCCAAAGTATGCTACTGCTAGATTATGGTCAACTAGTAATTTGTTGACCGTGGTGTTAATAGTTACACCTTCCCATTCATGGGATACTGGAAACTCTCCGAGGATGCGGCCGTATTTACCAGCCGCATCCTTTTTTGTTCGAAGAATCGCGCTTTCGCCTTCAACTAAATAAGCTTTTACGAAAGCGGCCGCCAACTTACCAAACACTTTTTCGACTTTATCACTGGTACGCGATTCTGGCGTATCAATACCATAAAGCCTAATCCTTTGATCTCTAAGCCAGAGGTCAAAGCCTAAGTCAATGTCGACGTCAACTGTATCGCCATCAACAACTCGTTTGATAATGCAGCGGTATTCATACATTTTTGTTATGATTTCTTCTGAATGTATTCGTAAAGCTCAGTTGCTTTTGAAACGATCTCAGATGGATTGTACATCTTAGGAGCGTACTCAGAAAGGAATTCTTGGACTGGTTTACCTTCTTCCCTAAGGATGTCGGCGGCCATATGCATCTGCTGGATCTGTGCATCATAGGCTTGATCCATCATTTCCTTAGCCATCTTGAGAGTTTCTAACCGAATTTCGAAAGGATTCTTAGACATATCATGTCTCCTGTGTTGTGTGTTTAGTTTATAAGGTGGTGGGTTATTCTGTTTCTAGGGAACCCACCGAAACCCAGAGCAATTATGCTGCTAGAGCATAATCCTCAAGTGCAAAGTTATCGTTTGCATTTATTCGAGATCTTGCGTTAACCGAGCTTGCGCCGGACAACTCCACTCTTCTACTACCTGCCAGTCGATCCTAGTTCGCCCCCATCATAAGTCCACCAGCGAATACCACCTCGGTGGACTTATGGTGGAGGCGGCGGGTACTGCCCCCGCGTCCTGTACAGCGTTTGAATTGCTTCAACGTTGCATATTATTTATAAGACTGTTGTTTAGTCCTATTTGGTTTTGATAGCCTCTGTGGCCTAGACTGCAAACCCTGAAATAAGCTAGGACGATTTTTCATCTTATGCTTAGGATCAAGCAGTTCATAGCCCTTGATACCCCAGTCTGCTGCCCAAGCGGCAGTCATCTCAGGGCTGTGTTTACGTGAACTCATATAAGTCCTCCTTGTTAATTTATATGATTCTACCACAGTTCAAGGCAAATGTAAACGGAAAAGTGCACTATCTTTCAATAAAAAACACAAGCCATTGATTCTATTAACAAAAAAAAAATCACCTGGAGGTGAAAAAAAACGTTTACATTTGGTTCGAACTATGATAGAATCTTATTATTAAATGGAGCTAACGCAAAACCGAAGGAGGTACATTATGGCTCATATGGTAGAAACTATGGCTTACGCTGGTGAAGTTCCTTGGCATGGTCTTGGAAAGCAGGTCCTTCCGGATCTTACTCCGGAACAGATGCTGGAAGCAGCTGGTCTTAACTGGGAAGTTGAAAAACGCGACGTTACCTATCAGGGTCGCGACGGTTCCCGTCGTCGTGCGTCAAACAAAAAGGCATTGGTTCGAGTCTCTGATGATTCGTTCCTGGATATGGTAACTGCAGAGTGGAATCCTCTTCAGAATATCGAAGCCTTCAATTTCTTCAACGACTTTGTTATGGCTGGCGATATGGAGATGCATACTGCTGGTTCTCTTGAGAATGGTCGAATTGTCTGGGCTTTGGCTAAGACCAAGAACAGCTTCGAACTGTTTGGTAGCGATAAGGTTGATGAATACCTGCTCTTTACCAATCCTCATAAGTTTGGTAAGTCTATTCAGGTCCAGTCGACTCCAATCCGTGTGGTCTGTAAGAACACCATGACTTATGCTCTCTCAACTGCCAGCTACACTGGTCCGGTTCGTATCAACCATCGTCAAGAGTTTGATGCAGACTATGTTAAGGAAATCCTTGGAGTGTCTAAAGAGAAACTGGATACCTACAAGGAAGTTGCAGAATTCTTGGGCAGCAAGCGCTACACCAAGGATACTCTTAACAACTACTTTGCTGAGATCTTTCCTCGCAATGGTACTCCGAAGAAGATCGAAGCACCTGAGGATGCATTCTCTCGCAACCACGTTCAGGCTCTTGATATCATTGAACAGCAGCCT